AGTGTCCCAGGTTCCCTTGCCGTCCTTGTCATCCTTGGACCAGTTGTGGACGGAGCGCTCGGACACGCCCAGGCGGGCGGCGATGTCGCGCTTGGACAGTCCGTGGATGACGTATAGCTCGCGTGCCTGCGGTTCCAGATCGTCGCGCTTGCTCATGCGGCCTTGTCCATTGGAGGCAACAGCGCATCGTCGCTTGCGCGGCGTGCGTGGTGCTGGCTAGCTCGCAGGTACTGCACCGCTTCTGCAATGTCGTCCACCTTGGTGTGCAGGCTGTTTAGGGACTGCGCATTCTCCTGCTGCCCGCGTTCCAGGTCCCGCAGTCGCAGATTCAAGGGATCCAGGAAGATCCTCTGGACGAGCCAGGAAACAGCGCACCAGACGGGGCGGGCCAGGGCGAGGAGGGTGGTGAGGACTCCAACCCACCAGTAAAAGGAGTGGCTTGGTCCCGACCCGGAAGCTGAAGCTGTATCTTGTAAGGACATAGACAGAATCTGGTCTATCGCGCTGGAAGCGCATCGCGAAGGAATCCGTGCCCCCTGCGCGGAATGGAACGTGGAAACCCTCAGGATGCCGCACGACGCCGCGGCCTCATGTTTTGGGTATGCCTAAGCGTGCTCCACTATCCGTCACTCCCGCCAATCCGTGGGTGAAGATCCTTTACCCTGGAACCTTCACCGCGATGAACGGGCAGAAGGTGACCTTCACCCCGTCGGATGTATCGGCCAAGGTCGATGCCATCAAGACGCAGCTGGCCACGGGATACATGCCTCCGGCCGTGGTGGGGCATCCCAAGCACGACAGCCCACGTGTGGCATCCGTGACGGATGTCAAGCTCGATGGAGGGGCAGCCTACCTAAAGGTGGACGAGCTGACTCCCGAGTTTGCTGAATCCTGCCGCAAGGGTGAGTACAAGTACAACAGCCCGGCCTTCTACGCCAACGGCGCTCTCCGCCATCTGGGGATTCTGGGAGGGTGGAACCCCTCCATGAAGGATCAGCCGGCCATGGACTTCGGCGAAGGAATGTTCGCCGAAGCCGATGCCGCCGCCGGCGGAAACGCCGACGACCTCCTGGTGTTTGGGTCCCCTGCCGACTGGGGTACCGTGGTGGGTGGATGGCTCAACCGCCTAGCGTGGCGCCTCAAGGATTTGGGGACCCTGCTGCGCGGGCAGCGCGAAGCCATGATCGCCGACAAGGGCATCGAGGCCGCCGACAAGGCGCTGCCGGCCGAGCTGATCGAGAACCTCGGGAACATCGACATCCCCTACAACCTGAATCCGGGGAGCGACGACAATTCGTCGATATCCTCCTTTGGTGAGCCGGGTGCTGAACCGAATACCCCCGCCGCGTCGGCAAGCACTGGCGCGGAGGCTCGCCTACAAGCCCAGCTGGATGCGGCCAACAAGCGTCTGATGGCGCTACAGGGAGAGGCCGCTTCGCGTGCCTTTGGCGAGCAGCTCGACAAGGCCGTCTCGGCGGGGCGCATGTCTCCCGTTCTGCGCACGGCGTTCCAGAAACTCTACGCCTCCCTGACCTCGGCCGATGGGCTCGCCTTCGGGGAAGGTGACCCTATCCCCGCATCGCTTGAAGAGGTCATTGGGGCACTTCCCAAGGTTGTCGAGTTCGGCGAACTGGGAGAAGGACGTACTCCGGACGCATCCGGAGAAGCCAATCCACTCATTGCGGAATGCGAACGACGCGCCGCAGCAGCCAAGGAGAATTGATGAACACCACCATCAGGCCCAAGTTCGTGGGCGATGTGATCGTCTACGAGGTCGCACAGCCCTGGAGCCGCGAAGCGGCCCTCCTGAAGGCTGGCAGCGCCGCATCGATCGGTTCCGTCCTGGGTAAGATCCTCCTGGCCGGGGCGACCGCCGCCGCCAAGAGCGGCAACACCGGAAACGGAACCATCGCTCTGGATCCGACGGCTCCCATCCTGGACGGAGCTAAGACCGGCATCTACACGGTGCGCTTCACCACGGCCACGGCCTTCACCGTGGAGAATCCCGACGGCGACGTGATTGGAACCGGCGTTGCCGGCATGGCGTTCTCCGACGACGTCGTGTTCACCGTCACCGCCGGCACCACGGCGTTCATCGCGGGCGATGGTTTTAATGTCACCGTAGCGGCCGCCGCGATGGAGAAGTACGCGCCCCTGGCCCCTGCTGCTACCGATGGCAGCCAGCATGCGGCCGCGATCTGCATCGACGAGAAGATTGTCTCGACGGCGGACCAGCTGATCGCGATCGTGGCGCGCGGTGCTGTGGTCGATCCCACCTTCCTGGTCTGGCCTGTCGGCATCTCTGCCAGCCAGCAGACCGCAGCCCTCGCCACCCTCAAGGCTCTCGGCATCATCGCCAGGGCATCCATCTAAGGAAACGACATGACCCTCGAAGATCTTTTCAAACTCGCATCCCTGACGGCATCGATCCAGAAGCTCCCCCTGATCCCCACCAAGATCGGGTCGCTGGGGCTGTTTGCGGCCAAGCCGATCCGGACCACCCAGGTCGTGATCGACGAAGAGGAAGGGAAGCTCTCGCTGGTGGCAAATACCTCGCGGCGTGCACCGGGGAATCAGGTGGCCTCGCGTGAGCGCAAGACGCGCTCCTTCACCACTACCCATCTGCCCGAGCGCAGCACGGTGCTTGCCGAGGATGTGCAGGGGCTGCGCTCCTTCGAGTCCGAAGACCAGACGACCGCCGTCTCTACCGTGGTCGCCGAACGCCTCCAGGACATGAAGAACAACCTGGTCGCCACGCGGGAATGGCAGCGCATGGGGGCCATCAAGGGACAGATCCTGGACGCCGACGGCGTGACCGTGATCGAGGACCTCTACGACGCCTTTGGTGTCACCCAGGTGACCAAGCCCATGAGCCTCTCGACCAACACGGCTCCGCGCACCTCGCTCATGGATGTCGTGCGCCAGATGGATCTCAAGTGCGGATCGCTCATGATCTCCAAGCGGCAGTGCCTCTGCTCGGGGACCTTCTTGGACGCGCTCGTGGAAAACGACGCGGTCAAGCGGGCCTACGACAACTGGAACTCGCAGAACGACGGCGCAGCATCCCGCCTCGCAGGAGACGTGCGCAGCGGATTCGTCTACGCGGGCATCGAGTTCATCGAATACACCGCAGTCGTCTCGGGGCACCCCTTCATCGCCGACGGCGAGGCCTACCTGTTCCCGGCAGCGCAGGGGCTGTTCGTCGAGGCGCTGGCTCCGGCCAACTATTCCGAGACCGTGAATACCCTGGGCCTGGAGTTCTACGCCAAGGCCAAGCCCTTGGACTTCGACAAGGGCTATGACATGGAAGCACAGACTAACCCGCTGCCGCTGTGCCTCATCCCGGCGGCCGTCTTCAAGCTCACGGCCTGATCGATGTATTGCACCACTGCAGATCTTCTCAAGGCACAGCCAGAGATCCGCCTGATCGAGGCGACCGACGATGCGAATCCCAACGAAACGGGATCGTTCCAGGTCGATATCGCTCAGGAGATGATCGACCTAGCGTGTGGCGTGATCGACGGGTTCCTGGCGCCACGGCTGCGCTTGCCGCTGCCGATGACGCCGGTGATCATCAAGAAGATCGCGGTGGACTTGACGCTGCACGGCCTCTATGAACGCGTGGGAATGGCTCCCAAGGATAGCGAGATGGACAAGCGGCGCACGAATGCCGTCGCACTCCTCAAGGAGATCGGCAAGGGGACCCTGACCTTGGGACTGCCTGCTGCCGAAGCGGAGCTGGTTGACCCCTCGCCATCCCGGACCATGATCGCATCGGGACGGGCGGAATTCAGCATGCGTTCCATGGAATCGATTGGCGGAGGCCCGTGGATCGGGGGGCGAGACCTATGAGCCACCAGGACGACTGCTACGACATCGAGCAGGCGATTTACCAGCTCTTCACGGGCACTGGTCGCAAGTTCGATGTGGTGGACCTGGGGCGCTTTTCGGGATCGCTGCGGCCGGGAATGAACGTCGCGGTGATCTCTGGAGACGATGAGCTCATCACCACGGCCAAATACAAAGAGAACGTCTCGATCATCCTGCTGATCACCGTGCAGAGCATCAGTTCCGAGATGCAGCGCCGGCGTCTGGTGCATCCGCTGCGCCTCTATGTGGTGCGCACGCTGGTGGGGCAGAAGCTGACCCTGAAGGACGAGTCCGGAGCGACAAGAACTCTGAACACCTATCAGATCACCCCGAATGGATGGACGGAGCGCACGTCTCAAGAGCAGTTCGAAAAAGGGCAATTGGTCCTTGAAGTGCGATTCAAGACTGCGTTCGAGTTCCCGGCCTATCCTCCTGAAGAAGGGGCGGACCAGGAACTGGAATCCATCCTCACCTCGTTCCACCTCGTCCAGGCGGACGGCACTCTCACCACAGACCCGGTCGCGCAAGACGACGTCACGAGGGATTCATGAGCGATTTTCTCAAGGTCCACGCCGTTGGCGCTTCTGTCCCCATGGAGCACCAGCTGGGACACATCGGGGCCGAGCCAACCCAGGTCCCCAACACCTACTACTACCGCCAGCGCCTAGCCGCCGGGAAATCGTCCTGGTGCGGGACGCTCAGGCGGCGGCGTCCACTTCCAGCTACCCCACCAACGCCGACGACGAACATCCCAGGAGTGAATCATGACCGTCACGATTTCCGGCATTTCCAAGAGCCAACTGAAGCCTGGCTTCTACGGCGCCTACAACACCAGCGGCGTCTCCGGCACCGGCAGCTACAACCAGAAGCTCCTTCTCATCGGACAGCGCCTGGCGTCCGGCTCCGTGGCGGCGCTCAAGCTCACTCAGGCCTACAGCCCCGCCGACGCGGCCACCTACTTCGGTGCCGGATCGGTGGCGCACCGCATGGTCCTGGCGGCCCGCGAGGTGGACGCAAACATCGCCCCCTTCATCATTGCCCTGGATGATGCCGACGCCTCGACGGCCGCGACGGGAACTGTCACGATCGCAGGCCCGGCCACTGGCAACGGGACCCTGGTCCTCTACGTCGGCTACACGCGCATCGAATGCGGCGTGATCCTGGGCGACACCGCCGCCGTGATCGCCACGCGCCTGGCGGCCAAGGTTAATGCTGCCACGGCTCTGCCAGTAACGGCGTCGGTGGCAACGGTCGTAATCACCCTGATGGCCAAGAACAAGGGCACGGTGGGCAACGGCATCCCCGTCAACTACGGATCCTCGGCTGACGGCATCACCGCGACCATTACCGCGATGGCTGGCGGCGCCACCGACCCGGCCATCCAGGCGGCGCTTGATCTCGTCTTCCCGACCCAGTTCCACGTCATCGTCCCTTGGGACGGTGGCGCCACTACGCTTGCCACCCTCAAGACGCACCTCACGTCCGTCTCGGATGCGACCGAACAGCGCCCCGGCCGTGCCTTTGCTGGCGTGACGGGGGCTGCCAAGGCGGTGGCGGCTCAGGTCACCCTGAGCACCGGCATCAATCAGGAGCGCGTCTCTCCGATCTACCTGCCAGGCTCCTGGACGCTGTCCTACGAGCTGGGGGCCGAGATCGGGGCGATGGTGGCCATCCAGACCGACCCGAGTCTGCACTTCGATGGCGTGGTGCTACCGGGGATCCATGCCCCGGATACCTCCGTGCGGCTCTCGCGCTCGGAACAAGAGGCATTGCTCGCGGCCGGCGTTACGCCGCTCGAGGTCAATGCCGACGGCGATGTGGAGATCGTGCGGCTGGTCACCTCGCGTACGACCACCGACGGCGAAGAGGATCACATCCTCCTGGACACGACCTCGATCGCTACCCTGGACTACTTCCGCCAGGAAGCACGCAAGACCTACAAGAAGAAGTTTCCGCAAGCAAAGAACACCTCGACGATCCGCAGCTCCATCCGCAAGCAGATCTATGACCTGGCGCTCTCGCTGGAGAAGAATCCTGGATGCCTCAATAATGTAGAGGCCTACAAGGACCAGTTCATCTGCGAGGCCGATTCCACTGAGCCCACGCGGGCGCTCATGAAGATCCCGTCTCCGGTTGTCCCGGGACTCCACCAACTCTACGCCGAGTTCGAGCTCGTGCTCTCGGCAGCGTAAAGGAATCGCCATGCAAATCATCAAACTGCAATT